TAATTCTTCGTCAAATTCTCTGATGTCAAGCCGTGCCAATTCGACTTCGACCGGAACGTGTCTAGCGTCTAGGTAGCGATGATCGGGATGATCGCACTCTTGGTTCGCCGCGAGAACCCATTGCCGTCGAGTGTGACCATGTGCTCCCCGGCGCAACAACGGACAGTCAGTGCTCACAGTTGTTGAAAGAGAAGTCCGATTGCGAACACCACTGAGACGGCGACAAAGACACACCAAGCCAGCGCCGCCGTGACCACGACGAATTGGAGTGTGGTCAGATCGTCAAGCCACCTCACGGCACCCTCCGCCATGACCCGAGAGAAACGGATTCCCGACTTGACCGGAATGAAGGCAGGGCGATAGCCGCCTCTCGATACCGCTCCATCGAAGAGCGCATCGACCCGAACCCGAGCATGTCGCTGTCGTCAATCAGCAAGGCTCGGAGTCCGTGAACCATCGCGTCCATTCGGTTAGGCGACCATCGCCCACCTTCCTCCCATGAAGTCATTTCATCTTGGAGCAGCGAGAAGTCTTGCGTGTGCCAGACCCGCTCCATCCGATAGGCCATGACAACTGGCTCGGCCCGAGCCGCTTTCGACTTGGAAGCATGGACCGTGACCACCGGCACCGATGGGTCGATCTGGTGAAGGATGGTCCGCACCAAATCGCCACCCTGGTTTCCCTCCACCACAACCAGCGCCCCGGTGTGAACTCGGTGAGCTTCGACGATCACGTTGGCCCACTCTTCCGGCTCTAGCCCCGGCTCGGTCAGATCATCGACCACATACGCCTTGCGATTTGGAAGAGAGCGATCCGGTGTTGCGTAGCAAACCACGATGCCGGTGGCATCCCCGCCGGAAGTCACGCCGGGGTCCACCGCTATCACTTTCAAAAACTTGCGGAAGTCCTTGGGCAACTTCTGGACCCTGATGTCCTTGTCTCGCCACATCGCCCCTTCGACGTAGTCGAGCAGGATTCCCAAAAGCTCCTGCTTTTCCAAAGCGGTCCCGCCGTACTGGTGAATCAGATGTTCGATGTATTCCGGTGGGAGGTTGGTCGCATTGTCCATTGTCGCTCCGGTGAAAATCTTCACGTTGTAGGAACGGTCCTTGGACTGGTTGACCAGGGTACGAATGAGCGGCACCCGTTTCGGGGTTGTCGCAACCATTACTTGTGGGTCTTCACCGAGACGGGTGCCGATCAGAAGATTATCCCAAGCTGAAGCACCCGAATCGTCCGGTATCAATTTCCACGCCGCCAGTTCGTCAGCCGCGGCGAAGTGGTGCGACGGACCACGTAATTGAGACGGCGACTCGGCTGAGAACGTAGAAGCCAGCGACCCATTGGGCCAGACCAGCTTGCGAACCGACGGCATGTATTCGGGCCGTGTTTCAGGGGGATGGACCGCAAGGATTCCCGACTCACCAGTGACCATCGTATCGCGCACGTCAGCCACAGTTCGACCGACCAGGGCGATCCGACAACCGGGGTTGCCTTCCGCCTTGTCCCGCACCCACTCCGAGAGAGTCCGTGTCTTGCCGTAGCCACGACCCGAGAGAATCAGCGTGATCCACGCATCGGAGTGAAGGGCTTCTAGCTGTCGCGGGCGAAGCCAGAACTCGGGCGACCACAGCAAGTCGTTCGGGTCGATCCCTTCGGTGAGCTTGTCCTTCTGCTTCTCGGTGAGAGTCGCGAAGCGTTCAGCTACCGACTGAGAGGGCTTTTTGGTCGGACGACTCATGGGTTTCGATTATCTCAATCTTGGTCGCCATTGATTCCAACCGCTCTCGCAAGATGGAGCCTGCGTCTATCTCTGCCGAGATTCTCACATTGATGGTGGTGTCGGCGGTGAGGCCAGCACGGTCCAGAAGTTCTTTAGCAGCCTGGACCCGCGCCATTTCCGACCGACCATTTTCAACCACGTCCAGAAGCGCATCGACCGCCTTCTGAGAACCTTCGACAATGGTTGCGTAGGCACTGAGCAAGATGTTACGCCGAACCTCTGGATCGACCAACGCCCCGCCGTGCTTGACGCACCGATCAACTCCCGGCACCACTTCCCGCCCGCACATCTCCCCGGTACGGTCCCGGTAGAGACAATTGAAAACCGTTCGGGCTAGGTGCTGCTCCGGTGTAACCGTCTCTAGCCCGAGCGATTTCCTAGTAGCGGAATGTGCCGCCATTTCGGTCTTCCAAGCTGCCTCTGCTCGGAGGAAGAGGTCTAGCTTTTTGTCGGGGATCAGCTTGACGTATTCCTTGAACGCGTAGTCGCTCGGAGCGGGAGCGAGCAACCCGATCAACTCGTAGAACTCATGGACCGCGTCGTCGCCGGTATCGAACGCAGCGAGCCACTCTTTGAAAGTGGGCGGAGCTTCCGTGACCGTGTCGGCAATGCTCACGGTTCAAAAATGGCGATCTGCTTGGCGGGGTCCGCGAACTCGACTCGGAGTCGATCTTTCAGAGCGTTGATCTGCGGGTCGTCAGTCGGGAGCCGTGGCGAGTATTGCGCCCCGCCAAGCTCGGCGGCGACTTCGATCAGCGCCAGATTCAGCGTGTCCCAATCCAAGCCGTACCAAAGGTTCTCGTCGTCAGCGACCATGTCGTAATCGCCTTCCGCCGCCGCCGCCAACCCCGCTGGCGCTGCCGGTACTTCCCCTCCCGGCACCACGATTGGGGGAACTGTCGTGAGCGGTGGCGGCGTGAAGGCGAATCCAGAATCCCCGGTGAGGGCGGCGATGCTCTGATAGCTGTGTCGCTTGGTCCGGCTCTTGTTCAGGAATTCCAAAAGCAGAGCTTCATCGTGAATCTCGGAGACACCATCTACTTGACTGAAAATCAGTCTCGGGATTCCTACCTTGCGCTCTTCGTCCCAAAGCTCGGTGTTCCACAGATACAACTCGTCGAGCGAGCGAGCCTTGGCAAGATCGAAAAAGGTATCGGTGACATCGGCGTGCGCTCGCCTGATGTAATCCTCCGGCACGTACCTCCCGGTCTGTTCTCCCCGAGCCGCGGAAAGTCGGACTGCCATTTCGGTTGGCAACGTGGCGTAGTTGGCGATGGTCCGCTGGTTCCGACTCTTGGCGGTTCTCAATCGGTTCTCAACCGAGCCTGCGCCCTTGTCACCGACTCCGTCCAGCACCACATGCTTGTCCTGCGGCGATTCTTGAATCATCCGAGTTGAAATCTGAGACGACTCTTCGTGGACAAAAGCGGCTGCCCGACGTTGATCGGCCTCCATCAAACCGACGTACTCGGGAAGGAAGGTCTTGATGTCGTCGGCGTTGATCTGAATTCCTTCGTCACCAATCGGCACATCAACGGCATCTGCCATGAGCATCGTGCTCTTCCCCGACGACGGCCCACCACCCATCATGTAGAAGTTCGCTGGTCCCTGCGCCGGTCGAGCTTCGGCAAAGCCTTCAGCGATGATCCGGTCGTGGAGCACCTTGCGTTCTGGAACCCAATCGTCCCGCCCTTCCCCGGTGCTGAAAGCCTCATAGGTGGAGCCGAACCAGTACGGATTTGCAAACCCGTAGCGAGCCGCCTCCATCCTCATGTTGACCTCTTCGACCAACTGAGGATTGGTGGCTTCGTAAAGAACACCATCGTCGAGACGGACGAACTGGCGAGCCGCCGGAGACTGCAATTGGAAAATCCGCTCTTCGTCCTCACCGGCAACTTGGAATCGTGGCTCGGGTGGGTAGCTCAGTAGCGCCGACCGCCCGAGTTCGTCGATTTCGTCTACAACCATGTGGCGGAAGCGGCCTGGGTTGGACTTGGATTCCAAAACCACCACTTGCCCCGGCTCTAGCTCAGTCGGCTCAAAAATGGGAACGCCCGCTTCGTTTTCCGTCAAGCCGAGAATTTCGGGTCGGACTTGCCGGAACACAGGACGATTCCGAATCTCGGGTGTGAGCGGGCCAAACTCGGGAGGAAGCCGTCCTCTCTTCGGTCCAACCTCCGCCAGCGGATTTGGAATCGGCTGAAGATGCGGGAGATTGGCCTTACTGAAATCCGGCGCAGTGTCCCGAGAATCCACGTCCCACGTTCGACCGGGGAAGCGAATGCTTTCCAGCTTGACTCGGTTGCGCCCGACGATTTCCACCACCCGTCCGCGTTCTTTGCCCTTCCCCGATGAAGAGGGAGCGTGCATGACATCGCCTACTTCGACCCACCGACCGATGCTGTCTCGGGGTTGCCACGTCCAGGGCGCAAGGTGCATCAACCGCTTCAGCATGTTCCCGGCAGTGACGGCATGAAGGACGGCACTGGCGGCGAAAGCGGTGGTCAGATCAGCCGGTTCAAAAGCGTTGGCAGTCTCTACGTCTTTGTCCGACGGCACGGCGAAGAGGAAGCACCGGCAATTGATTCGCTCGTCGAGTGGGGCCGTCGGGTCGCCGGGGTAGTTCAGCCCCTTTTTGAAAGGCTCACCGACGCTGGCAGTGCGGCCATGAAGTTCCCGGTGGGACAAGCGGACCTTGTCGTCGGCTCGGGTCAGCCACAGCTTTTTGTAAGCGGCTCCACTCGGGTCGAGTTGGTTGAGCACTTCCAGGGTGAGCCGGTTGGCGGCTCCGGTGGAAAGGGTGTTGGCGACCGACTCGGCAAATTTGGAATCCTGTTCTGGATCACGGTCGTCGCGAGCCTGGTACTCAGCGACCGCATCTTTCACCGCGGCGGTAAACGGCTCGGCAGTCTCGGTGAAGTCGATATCGGCTGCGGCTCCCTGGTCCCGATCACGGAACACGAACGCGCCAATGGCAGCGGCAGCGAGAGCCTTGCGGAAGAGGTACGCCCGACGGTTGGTCTGCTCTGAGTCCTCACCCCCGGTGGCGAGATAGGCGAGTACCAGGGCTTGTAAGTAGGGCGATACATCGCGGGGAAGCTCCTGAACTTGCTCCTGTGTGACCGGCTCCGCTGGCGCTTCCCGAGTCGTCATGGTGTCCTATCTGCGGGCTTCGTAAATGATGATCGCCCCAAGTGCGGCGACGACGACCAATCCTGCTATCGCAAAGATAACCGCAAAGTTGACCGCGGTGTCAGAAGCGTTGGTGGTGAAGAGCACAGTCGAGAGCAAAAGCAGCGCCCCGCCAAGGGCGGCGAGCGCAGTTTGGGCGGGCCTCACTTGTGGTGCTCTACAAAGTCGGGGTGCATTCGATCCATATGCCGACGCACTTGGGCGAAGCTCCGGTGGCACATGGGGCAGACCCCGGCTGCTTCCCGCTGGCGGGCGCGAGTGA